GGATATGGACAAAGACACTCAGGAAAACCTAGCTAACTTCTTAGCTTGGGTAGCTAACTATAATGAATACATTATGGGTGCTTGGAATGAGAACATGCAGAAGCATCAGTCGGTAGACACAGATACTGTCAATGAGTTCATTGATATTGATACTGCTGAGTTAGTATAATGAACCATCCTGCTGAACTGCCAATTCATCAGTACCTTGATAAAGCTTCTAATGGGCAGACAACTATGTCTGATGAAACCATAGAACAAGTAGCTCAAGACATCAAGGATGCGTTGAAGCGGCAGTTTGGTGGGGGCAATAGGAGAGGAGAGTTTCGTCTACGTATGTCAAACATAGGTAGACCTACATGCCAACTCTGGTGGGAGAAGAACCACCCAGAGAAGGCACTCCCCAAGCCTACCACCTTCGTAATAAATATGCTAATAGGAGATATAGTTGAGGCAGCGTTTAAAGGAATACTTAAAGAAGCAGGAGTTGCTTACGAAGATTCGGACACAGTATCTTTGGAGCTTGATAACACTACAGTTAATGGAAGCTATGATCTTGTTGTCGATGGTGCTTTGGATGACGTAAAGTCTGCATCACACTGGTCATATACAAATAAGTTTGAATCGTATGACACGTTAGCTAATGGAGATTCCTTTGGTTATGTAGGTCAGCTTGCAGGATACATCAAGGCATCAGGTAAGAAGACTGGTGGTTGGTGGGTAGTTAATAAGGCCAATGGTCAGATTAAATACGTAGCTGCTACAGGCTTAGACTTAGATACAGAGATAGCCAAGTTAAACAAGACAGCAAAGACTGTTGACTCAAATGAGTTCAAGCGTTGCTTTGAGCCAGACCCTGAAGTGTACAGAGGTAAGGCATCAGGTAATAAAGTACTGCCTGAAGGCTGTAAGTTCTGCGACTACAGGTATGCCTGTTGGGATACCATAAAGGATCTACCATCCAAAGTATACCAAGGTAAGAAGACACCCCCTACTGTGTCTTACATTGGAGAAGTAGTAGGGTGAATGGTAAACGTTTTCAGGCTGCCCTGAAGCATGGGTATAGGAGTGGATTGGAGATGAAGATCTCTGACTACCTCAAGGAACTGGATATACCTGTGGTGTATGAGGCCATTAAGATTGAATGGGAAGACCTTATGTACCGCACGTATACTCCAGACTTTGTGTTGCCTAATGGTATCATAATAGAAAGTAAGGGTCGCTTTACCGCAGCAGATAGACGCAAACACATTGAAATAAAGAAGCAACACCCTAAATTAGATATACGCTTTGTATTCTACAACAGCAGAAACAAACTAAGCAAGGGTGCAAAGACTACGTATCAAGGTTGGTGTGACAAACATAAGTTTTTATACCATGATAGGATCGTACCACTCGAATGGATACAAGAAAAAGGAAAGAACAAACATAAACCTGTAATACATTTACCCTATAAAAAAATAATAAGGAGGTAGCCTATGACAATACAAGTAGATGACTTTGATGTTAATGATATAATCATACGAATGAAACCTAACTTTACTGATAGTAGATGGAATGGTTACATAGATATGGAAATTATAACAGACAATCAACGCACAACCAATAAACAAGACTTTATAGGCTTAATGCAAGTAGCATCTCTTGTGTGTTCATCACTACCTTTAATGGAATTAAATGAAGAATTTAGAGAAATGCTTTGCGATTACGCAGAAAATGTGATAGAACAGGAAGAGATGTTAAAGAAGAAAGACATAGTTAAAGAGTCAGTTGCTAATACAACTGGCAATATAATTAAAGTAAACTTTGAGAGGAGTAAGTAATGAGTATTAAACCAGAATATGATGTGGTAGACAAACCAGAACATTACAATCAAGATAATTGCATTGAATGTATAGATGCAATTCGTGCTGCTCTAGGTTCAGGGTTTAAAGAGTATTTACAGGGTAACATACTAAAATATATATGGAGACATAAGTATAAGAATGGTGTAGAAGATTTAAAGAAAGCAAGATGGTATCTTGACAGGCTCATTGAGTCAGAGGTTAGCAATGATAGCTAAGATATTACTAACACTTGACATTGATGAAGAAGAATATAGGATGCCTTCAGATGGAAGGATAGAAGAAGAACTGCAAGAAGCAGTACATGAATTTGTATATGACATAGACGGCATGGAGATTAAGGCCATGCGAGTAACAACGGAGTAATTAAATGAGCAACAACTATTTACCTACAGACTACCAAGCATTTATTCATACCTCACGGTATGCTCGTTGGTTAGAAGACGAGAACAGAAGAGAGACATGGCCTGAGACTGTACGTAGGTACATGGACAATATTGTAAAGCCTATCGTGATAACTGAATCAGAATTTAAAAATATAGAGGATAGCATACTTAATCTTAGTGTCATGCCAAGCATGAGAGCCTTGATGACAGCAGGTGCTGCATTGAACCGTGACAACACAGCAGGCTACAACTGTAGCTACCTGCCAGTAGATGACCCTAAAGCATTTGATGAAGCTATGTACATACTGTTATGTGGTACAGGTGTAGGCTTCAGTGTTGAGCGTCAGTACATACAGAACCTACCTGAAGTACCAGAGCTATCAGAGAGTGAGACTACCGTAGTTGTAAAGGATAGCAAAGAAGGGTGGGCTAAAGGACTGAGACAGGTTCTTGCTCTACTCTGGGCAGGAGAGATACCGAAGTGGGATGTCAGTCAGGTACGCCCTGCAGGAGCTAGGCTGAAGACATTTGGTGGCAGAGCATCTGGCCCTGCACCATTAATTGACCTGTTTAACTTCTGTGTAAATACATTTAGATCTGCATCAGGTAGAAAGTTGTCATCAATAGAGTGTCACGACTTGATGTGTTACATTGGACAGATCGTTGTTGTAGGTGGTGTGCGTAGATCAGCCATGATCTCACTGTCCAATTTATCAGATGGTAGAATGAGACATGCTAAATCAGGTAACTGGTGGGAGACAGCAGGACATAGAGCATTGGCGAATAACTCTGTCTGTTATACAGAAAAACCTGACTCAGAAACTTTCATGCGTGAGTGGCTTGCACTTGTTGAAAGTAAGTCAGGTGAACGAGGTGTCTTCAATAGACAGGCATGTAAAGTATTAGCAGAGCGTAGCGGTAGACGTGATCCAGACCACGAGTTCGGCACGAACCCCTGCTCAGAGATTAGCTTGAGGCCATATCAATTCTGCAATCTAACTGAAGTCGTTGTACGTGCAACTGATACACTGAAAGACATTAAAAATAAAGTAGAGGCTGCTACAATACTGGGTACAATACAGTCTACGTACACTAAGTTTCCTTATCTACGTAAGATATGGCAGCGTAATACTGAAGAGGAAAGGTTGCTAGGTGTAAGTCTGACAGGTGTTATGGACAATCCTATTATGACATCAGCTAACAAAAACTTAGCTAGAGACTTAGAGAGCCTTAAACAGCATGCCGTATACGTAAACTCTGTATGGTCTAAAAGGTTAGGCATTGAACAGAGTACTGCTGTTACATGCTGCAAGCCATCAGGCACTGTGTCACAGTTAGTAGACTCAGCATCAGGCATACATGCCAGACACTCACTACACTACATTAGAACTGTACGTGGAGATAACAAAGATCCTCTTACACAGTTTATGAAATCTCAGGGCATACCGTTTGAGCCATGTGTTATGAAGCCTGACAGTACAACAGTGTTCAGCTTTCCTATTGCAGCACCAGCTAAGTCTGTCACACGTAATGACATGACAGCTATACAGCAGTTAGAGATGTGGCTCGTCTATCAAAGGCACTGGACAGAACACAAACCTTCTGTTACAATAACAGTTCGAGACAATGAGTGGATGGAAGTAGGTGCATTTGTTTATAAAAACTTTGATGAGATGAGTGGTGTGTCATTTTTACCACACTCTGATCATACTTATCAGCAAGCACCATATCAGGATTGCACTAAACATGATTATGGTATATTAAAAAGTATTATGCCTAGTAAGATTGACTGGTCTAAGCTGTCAGACTTTGAAGCTGAAGACACAACTAAGTCATCTCAGACTTTTGCATGCACTGGCGAAGTTTGTGAAATGGTAGACATCAGTGCGTAAAAGGAGAAGTATAAATGAATATTAATATAGATGGTAAAGACTACGAAATAGATGAGAAGGACGAAAAGAATGCTGAACTTATGGGTGTTCTTGGTGTTATACGAACTGGTGATGGTGCGTTACCTTTACTGCAACACATACAGCAGTGTGTGCAAGCAGTACACTCAGGTAAGTTACAGGAGTTAAAAAACTTATTGCCTAAAGAAGAAAAAGAAACTAAACCTAAAAAGGAGAAGTAATATGCTACAACCAATCCAAGGAGCAGTTAACAGAACGTTTAGACCTACATCATACAATCGCAATGACTCTAAGGCTAAAGATGCAATCACTAATTATCTAAGAAGTCTAGGCCATAGCATTGTAAGTACGAAAGAAGATTATTCTTTTGACATTACCAGTCGCATGGATGACACGACATACTACTCTGAAGTAGAGATGAAGAACCAGTGGACAGGTGAGTGGAATACTACATGGGAAGAGATACGAATACCTTACCGTAAGCATAAACTTATTAACAAGTTACATGCTTTGGATACTACGCAGGAAGGCAGAAGGTATTTAGATTTTTATGTTATACGCAGAGATTGTAAAGCAGCTTGGAAAATAGGTAGTGAGTTACTAGAAAACTGTGAAGTTAAAGAAGCTTGGGGTGGCAGGATATTAAAGGGTGAACAGTTCTTTCATGTACCATACACTAATTCTCACGTAGAACTAGTGGAGCTTTAAATGAAGAAAAATTTAACGAGAGCAGAACGTGGCCTTGGAAAATATGATGCCCCACTGAAGGTTCAATTTCAGCGAGGCTATGAAGATTTTAAACGTGGTCGTGTAGGTAATCCATTCCATAGAGATACCATGCAGCACAGGGAATGGAATAGAGGATTCAATAAAGCATGGGAGGAGAACCTAAAGCGAGTAACTAAGTATGAACAAACTAAAAAAGGAAGTAGATCAATGGCTCAAGGAGAAGTACAACATGTCTGACTTTAATGCATATCAAAGATCAGCAATTAGAACTGCTGTATATCCACCAGAACATAAGATACTTTACCCTGCACTAGGACTAGCAGGAGAAGCAGGTGAGGTAGCTAACAAAGTTAAGAAGGTTATGCGTGATGGCATAGAGAACCAACCAAGTGATTGGAAAGAACAGATAGCTAGTGAGATAGGAGATGTTCTGTGGTACTGCGCTGCACTGGCACAGGATCTAAACATGTCACTAGGTATGATAGCAAGTCTTAACGAAAGGAAACTCAGTAGCAGGTTTGATAGAGGAAAGATAAATGGTAGTGGAGACAATAGGTAGAAACACTTAGGGGGCTTAACGCCCCCTTTTGTTTATTTAATGTAACTTATTTTACCTTCTTTAGCAATTTCAATTAAAAATCTCATAGTTTCTTCATCGCTATATTTAGGTTCTTCTCCAAATGTTTCTATATAGTCTTGTCTTGCACGTTTACGATCTCCTTTAGAAACCCTTCTCCATTCAACTTGTGCCTGTAGTAAGGTATCTACATCTTCTAACGCCTCATCTTTTACTAATGTCTTCATGGCAGATAAATCTGTTTTAAGTCTACCAATTAATTTATCATTGATATAAGAGTCTTCTTTACCTGCTAAATTTTTCTCTTCTGCAGTTTTTTTCTTATACTCTTTTCTTAATTCATCTTCTTCATCCATGTATAGCTCTACTACCATAGGTAGATATTCTCTAAAGACTTCTGTTTCTTTTCTTTTTATAGATGGTATTTCTGATGAACTGCCGATTTTATAATCTAATAAACCCTTACGTGTTAGATACTCTCCCCACTCATCATCTTTATCCTCTAGTCTCATACCAAATAGTAAATTAGCCAAGGTTTCAAATCCTGTTTTTTCTACTGTCTCTTTATACAACATTTGTCTTTTGTCTAACTTAGCTTCTTCTGCAGGTGAAAATATAGTAGTTAACCCACGCTGTCTAGCAGGTCGTATAAAATTATCAAAGAATGTACCCTCTCCTAACATAGGATCAGTAGCTACGTCTTTAGGTTCAGATGTTCTATATCCTAATGCTCTCTGTATTTCAGGAATTTGCCCAGCAGGTATACCAAAAGTAGCTGCATAGTTTCCTAACATACCACCTAACGTTTTAAATGCTTTTTCTTTTCCGACTAAATCGCTCTCTTGATTTAATAACCCAGTAATACCGTCAATTAAAACATTGCCTGTACCTGTTCTCATGTTAGAACCTAAGAATGTTTCGGCTGCATCTTTAGCTATATTTTCCCAATCATCTAACGTACCCTTTGCTACACGAGCAAAAAGTTCTCCGATAAAAAGATACTGTCTTAAAGGGAACAAAGGAGTAGTATCCATTTCTTTACCTTTTCCCATATCTAAATCTTTCCAATCAGCAGAGGTAGGTTCGGATGACTCACCTGTTATAATATCATACCCTCGCATTTTCATTGCTGCCATGATAGCTGCAGCTCCAACTAAATTACGTGATATATTCTGTCTGTCTTGGTCAGTCAGTGGGCCTTTAGTTTTTCCTAATACTCTACGCATAACTACATTACCAATGCCTGCTGAACTTTCTGCCATGTACTCCATAGATGAAAACATAAAACGTGGAAATGGTGCTACTGTTGTAAGACCATACTTAGTCATAAAGCTTGCTGCTTCTCTGAAGGGTGCTGTACTAGGCGGTGCAGCGTAGGTAATTTCCAATGCTCTACGAGTACTCTGTTCAATTAACTGTTCAAATCTAGGTTTACCTTTAGGAACTAGAGTTGTTTTGTTTCCTAGTAATTCTATTATACCACCTTCATCTAAAGTTTTATCTAGGTCAATGCCATACTGTTCTTTAGTTAGTTGCCGTAGTTTACTTAAAAATATAGAACGTCTGGTCATATGGTCTTGCCATCTATTAAAAACATTTAAAGTGTCTACACCTTTTTCTAATATGGGTAGTACTTTACCTGTACCATTTGTTTTTCTTCGTATCTCATTTATGGTGTCAAACATTCCTGTCCATTCGCCCATTAACTCTGGTCGTTTAAGTATGTAGTCTACTGTATCTCTAGTCTCTGCACCCTTAAACATATATTCAACATGTTTAAAACTATCTGTCCAAGTATTTTTACCACCAAAGGGCATAGCAGTTTTTACTGCTTCTCCAATGTTTCCTCCTGCACCTGCACGAAGTACACTTTCCATAACATTAACGAGTCCTTCAGTAGGAGAACGTATTACAGTTGACATTAAGTTTCTTGATGCCGTTTTAATCATAGAAACCATACTACCACGTCTAATATTTTCTATTCTTTTCCAAAACCCTGCTATATCAGCTTCTACTCTTGCCTTTGCGTTAGCTCTAACACTCATAGGATCTGCCTTACGAATCATAGATAGTTTCTGAAGTATCTTACCTGCCTCTGAACCTGAACCTACAACAGCTAGTATAAAGTCATCAAAACTTATTCCATAGTCAACTGTAAGATTTGTTATTTCACCACTTTCTCTTAACTCTTTATTAGCAGCGAGTTCATATAAATTATCTATTACTGTTTTTTGATTATCCCATAATTCAGGTTTAGCTTTACGTAAGTCTGCTGCTACAGCGACAATACTATCTAACTTTGCAGGAATTAATAAGGGAGAAACTAAATCTTCTACGTCATCAGTTAATCCTGTAAAGATTTGAGCTTCACCGAATACTTCATCGGTTTGTTCTGCAGGAGTTTTAAATATTTTTTTAACATCTCCAGTAAATGTCTCTTCACCTACATATTTTAATGCTCTTTCGTATTGCAGACCCATAATATCTTTAGCGACAGCAGTTCCATGTATACGTGCTGCTTTAAGATCTAGCATCTTTACTCCATCTACTTCTTTTGTAAGTTTAGTACCTGCTGCTGCATCTATTTCACTAAGTATCTGATCTTTTAAGTCTCTGTTTGCTTCTACTGTTTCTTTTGCAGCTTTACTTGCTGCACTTAACTTATTAGCTTCAGTTATTTTTCTAGCTTCTAGTCTTTTGTTCCTTGCTTTTTTTCCTGCATTAGTAATAGTTTTAATAGATTTACCTGCAACAAAAGTAGAACCTATTCCTTCTGCTAAAGTAAGTGTAAGTATACCTGCATCTAAAACAGCAGTAGCATAATCTTTTTTACCAATACTTTCCTTTAAAGATTTCCAACCTTCTGGCATATCTTCAACAGCAATAGCAAGTCCTGTCACAGGAGCAAACTCTGCTGTCGTTATAAGTCTATTAATACTTTGTATAGATAAGTTTGTGCTAAGTAATGCATCGGTTAGCCCTGATCGTATAGCATTAGGCCCATTTAAAAATTCTTTTACATTATTATATGCTTTATCTGCACGATCATAAGCTTGATCTACTTCTCGCAAATCAGGAGTTCTTATTTGTGTACCTAGTACAGTCGCAGGCCCAGCCTTTATGTCTTCTTTAATTTGTTTTTCAAACTCTTCTATTTCACTGAACTGTTCTTTTCTTAACTGTTCTATTCTAGTATCTATTATTTTAAAATCTTCATTTGATATTTTTTCATCAGCATCATCTGTGACATCAACAGAAAGTAATGCATCTGTCTGGTCTATTATTTCTGTAGTA